AGACCACGCCAGTCAGCAATAGCACGCTCTGAATAAACCTCTAAAAATTTAGTGCTATCCACTTCTTCTTCTCGTTGGCGAGTGCGTTTATTAAACTTATAGGTTAGACTAGCTGCTCTAATCTTTAACAGGTCTTCTCGCGTAACAAAACGTAGATTTATTTCAAAACCATCAATATCTGGAAACTCTACCCAGGTTGACGTCTCTTTTACTAGCATAGATTTAATTTTACTCATTAGATTCCTCTTTATAAAAGTGAGCGTCCATCAGCATATCTGCTATCAAAGGTGAGGGGAAACCTTGATTCGCAAGCTGATAGACGCTCTCTGGTGTTATAGATTAAGTTTCCCCTCAGAAACTGCGTTAGGTCTTAGCCGCAAAAATAGTAACTTCTCCGCCACCACCTTTTGACGCATTAGGTTCTTGTGCCACAAAGTTTACTGTCATAGAAATTACATCTTCAACAGCGATCTGTGGAAACTCAAACTGAACTGCATCTAATTGAAATGCAACATAAGGTGCAGAAGTTCCGCCAATAATTAGATTAGCATTAGAAGTTTGTGCAGAAGTTGTACGAGCATCATTTGCAATATTACGTAAGAATTGTGTTGATTGAGCATCGCCAGAACGTAGATACATAGTAGCAGAACCTGTTACTGCGCGTGTTCCAGTAAACTGACCGATAGGCTCATTTAGAGCAGATAATTCTTCTGGAGTTAAATAGGTAATATTGTTATTATAATCAAATGTTAGAGCAGTAACTGGGAATGTATACTTAACGTCACTTCCAGCTTCACTAGGCTTATGATGAAACTCAATTGCGCTCAGACGATTTTTGATAAATGAGTTAGTTCCGACAGAACCAGCTACATTCATCTGATTAAATGGATGATAAGAAGCTACATTAGCTAGATTTGTTGAATTTGCATTAGCAGTAGATGAGCTACCACTATTTAGAATACCACCAAATACTGAAATAGCGTTATCACGAGGAGTTCCTGTAAGCTCTTTTAGAGTAGTACCTTGACCTGTCCAAGTAACAGTAGCAATTTCTTCAATTCCAGCATCTACGGTAGATTGGTTTACTGTAGCATTAGAAACTTGATATATTACGTTATCTAGTTTAAAGTACAGCTGATACTCTTGTGCTGTAGAAAAATTAGAACGAGTAGAGTGAGAACCGGTGCCTGCTGCTACATTTACTGTACGCAGTTTACCACCAGTTTCCCACACAGACTGATCAGCAGTTCCTGTAGATGCTCTAGTATTTGATATAAGAGCTTGCCACATAAACCAGTCTGCAACAGGTTTTACATTACCACTTTGATTAGTACCTGTACCTGTACCATCAGCAGCTGCTCCTGTTACAACTCCTGTAGGACGTAGATAAACCTGAAAATTCCAGTCAACAGGATTAATAGCTGTATTAAAACGCTGTTGTGAACGATCAGGATTTGTACCAGACTCTAGAGATGTAATATCTTGGGTAGCGGCTGAAGAAGTAACAGCAAAGCCTGCTAATACTTCAAGTTTCCAAGTGTTGTCTGGTCTCATTGAGGTAACTGCTCCACCATTGACTAAGTCAACAGTAGAGAAGAATACCTCGGAATTTCTTTGTAGATTAAGAGATGTCATATTTTTATTCTCCTTAATATTCTAGTCTATAGACTACTGATAACTCAACTTCTGCAACACCATAGGGAAATGCTAATCCTTCATCAGCGGTAATATTTTCTATAGTTATATCTAATATACCCATTTCAGGATTATCACCTAAAGCATATATGATGTGTTCAATATCTTGTACTAAATTATCAGCACTAGTTTGAGCGTTATCTTCTCCATATACGTATGCTCTTATAATAACGCTTAAAGTAGCTACCGTCAAATTTTCTGATTGAAAATTTCTAATTTCGGTCCCTGCAGATAAATAAAGTGAAGGAAAGTCATTTACTTCATCTAAAAATTTTAATTTACGGTAAACATTGTTAAACAAATTATGATAAAACTGGTATTGAACGTTGTATGGAGAAGTATCTCCGTCTATTTCTCTTAACCGTTCAACTAAAAATTCTACTATCTCAGTTCGCCTATTATAGATTGTCATACTCTAGAAACCCTTGTAATATTAAATTTTTGTGCATACAACTGCTGTGCTACCTGTCTAATTGCAGTTTCAACTTGTAAATCAGGTTTATATCCGTATTTTTGTAAACTACGATATAGAGGGTTATAAGTATATTGAAGTATCCTAGTTCTGTAGTTTACAAAAACCTGCACGCTATCTCTAAAACGACCTGTACGTTCTTTTAACTCTGGCGGCTCTGGCTCACCGAGCCGCAGCATAGTTTCTCCAAGTCGTTTTTGTGTTAACGCAGTCCACTGAACTCCTGATATAAATTTTTGTCTTCCTATTCGCTGCTGTTGTTGTTTTTCTTGCTTAGGCAGTCCAGTAAAACTTACAAAAAAAGTATCAGCTGGTCTTGTTTTAAGACTGTTAGTAACCTCAAAGCCATAAGTAAGACTACCTTCTAATATATTTCTAGATAAAAAATCAACTCCATACTGCTTACCGTTAGCAGTAAAATTTTTGCGTATAGGTTTTATACGCTTTATAGCCTCAAGGTGACTATCATTTAATGTATTCTGTATATACCTTTGAAAGTTTGTATTTATAGAGATCACTATAGCGTTTTTAGCTCTAGATGCCTTAAAAAATTCTTTATTAAAGTATTCTTTAGGAAACTGGACAACAGCTAATCTATTTATAGTACCGCTACTGCTAGTAGAAGTAGTAGATAGAATCATATTTCTAGCTTTATTATAAAATATAGCTTCTAACTTTTTATCAAGTCTAAAATATTCATCAAATACTAAATTAGTAATGTCACCACTACTCGGAGCTCTTGTGTCTAAGTCTAATAGATAACCTTTTCCTGATATACCAAGATTTTTATACAATTCATCTTCTGTGAGTACATCCCCAGTACCTGGAACAGCAAAAGTTGAGTCTCTACCCCCTAAAGTAATCTGCCCAACTGTTATTTCACCTTCAGTGGAAGCTTTAAATTCTATTCGAGTAGCTCCAAAACGTTCTTCTTTTCTAAGGTTACCAAAAACTTTATTATAAAGTAGTTTGATCAAAGGTGATGCTGGAGTTAGTCCAAAGTCTACTACTTCTTCTTGACCAATCTTACCTCCAAGTATTTTTGCACCTAATCTACTGCCGAGCAATGTTTCTGCTTGTTTTAAAACTATTTGCTCCTGTTGCCTGGATTCCAGAGTTTTTTTATCTTTTTCTAGAGTAACTAGTTTTGAAAAGCTGCGTAATACGTTAACTAGCTCTTTATCACCAGTAATGTCTACGCTTATTAACTTGATATTAGCCATTACACAATAATCCTGTATAGGTCTAAAATACGACGAATATGAGGCGGAAAGTTACCAGCTAAGGGGAATGAGTCACCTCGCTCACCTTCAAAACTAAATCCTTTTTTCTCTTGATCTTGTTTATACAACAACTTAATAAAATCAAGAGTAGCTAGTTGAAGATCATAAGGAACTGATCCTAACTCATAACCAGCTCGATACTCTACTTTTACACCACTAGGATAGGGTTGAAAAGCAGGAGGACCGCTGAGAGTTAAGGCAGGATACGAGTTACGTATAGTAGGATAAGTCCCACGAACGCCGATAGCCCCAACATCACGAGTTACTTCTCCAGAATCTCTACTAAACATGTACTCGTTGGGCTCTGCATGGACATCTTTAGCTGCCTTAGCTTTATCTTTTTCATCAAAGTGAATTAGTAATACAGTATCATTATCTGGTCTAAATCTATAACTTGGTGGGATAAAATTTGTATTATACAGAGACTTAGAAGATACTCTTACTTCGTCTATATATCCTTTAAAAGTTGTTCCAATTTGTACGTTGCTTGTAAACGTATGATTAGATACTTCATAAAATGCATTAGCTACAGTATTACCATTATAGTGTAAGTATAGTCTTTCATTTTCTAAATCACGAGAAACAGCTACATGCGCCCAGCGGCGTTTTGCAAATTGCTGAGTTTCGATTGAAGAATTAGCACCTTGGACTGTAGTAGGAGTTCCTGCAATATTAGCTTCAAAAGCTAAACCATACTGATTAGCTAGTCTAAACTGTAGATAGTTAGAGCTATCAGTATTTATAGCAAACAGTACGTTATCTTGTATAGTTGCGTCATCTACGCGAACAAACATTTCAATTGTAAAATCTGATTCTTCAAACCTAAGCTGATCTGTAACAATATTAGAATATATATAGTCAGAAATACCTAATTCTAAAGCACTTTTACCAAATCGTTTAATGCGAGAAGTTATATGCGCATCGTTAATAAAAGTAATAGTTAAATCATCGTTAGCAGTATTAACAGGACGACCTATCGTAGTACAGTCAGACAGTATTACATCTTCTATACCATTAAACTCAGTTACTTGATATACATTATTTAAAGGCAGTCTATTAACAAATACAGAAGATTTACCACCATCAAATATTTCAACATAGTTATTAGCTAATATTTCTTGTCCAATGTAATGTTCAATTACACCAGTTGCATAGTTAATAATATTTGATAGTCTAGCATCTTGTGTATTACTAGATATGCTTAAATAGTCTTTTATCTGAGCTAAAGTTACATAGGCATGCTTGCCTAAATCTTCTTCAAATCTATCTGTCATAGTTGACTACCTTTTTAGTAAAAAGGGGAGGCGTTTGACCACCTCCCCCGTTGATATTATAAATTTTATGTTAGATATCAGCCAGCTTGAATAGTCACAGCATAAGCATACTTAGTTGCATCAAGAGCTGCGCTAGAGTTTGTAGTTAGCGCCTTGAAATCAAAACGAGTGCTCATGTACATTGCTGTAACTTGTTGACGTGGTTCGTATTCACTTTCAATCTCAATACCACGGCGTTCAGCAATCATGAAACCAGGCTTGTAAAGTAAAACACCAAGATGATTTCCTGTGCTTCCTACGTTATCAAGGAATTCAGAAATCGCGATAGGAATACCATACACAGCACCAACACTACCAGTTAGATAAGTTGCGTTTGGACCAAACTTATCAACAGTACGGAAGTCAGAAGTAGATACTAAGTTGTTATATCCTTCGATAGAAGTAATAAACACTAGGTCATTACCAAGCTGAAGACCGTAACGACCCATGTTGGTACGTGCAGACGCGATATCGCCTGGATCAACTTTATCGTTAGCAGAGCCAGTATCAACAGTTAGAGAAGCGTCTTCACAAAGATTTGTGATACCTTCGATAACAGAAGCATAGCCAGTACCTGCGCTTATAGAGTTAGTTGGAGAAGCTGTAAAGCCTGTTAGAGCACCGGTTCCACGTAGAATAGACTTATCAATAGCACGAGCTAGACGACGAGTTGCAGCAGCACGTAGAAAGTCCATAAGAGGAAGAACTGTGTCTTCTTCTTCGTCTTTTGCTAGGTGTGTGGTAGCCATGAACTTGTGTGGGGTAAAGTCTACAGAAGCAATGGTATTCTGATTAGATGTAGGCACATTAGAAACATCACCAATACCTGTAGCAAAAGTTCCACTCTTGAACATTGCCACATCACCGTCAGTATCTTCATCAGCTACTGGTACGCGGAAAGTTTTAGCGTCAACAGCTAGACGATTAAACATAGGAGCAATAACTAGTTGCTGCTCCATTTGAGTATAGATATTTGTAGAAAAGTTAGATAGGAATTGGTCAACAGTAGTAACCGCTTTCATACGAGAACCATACTTAGTATCAAAAATGTCACGCTTATTTAGCATTTTTGACAGAAGTACTGCGTTTGCCATTTCTTTTTCTGTAAATTGATGTGTAGAACGAGAATTTTCTGCATATAGCATTTTGCTATTTTGTAGAGCTTTAATCTCGTCCTTATACTTAGAGATCTGAGATTTTAGCTCAGATACTTCTTCTGTTGCAGATGGTGTGTATTCACCATACTTATCTTTTGCATCAGCTTCCTTGATAATTGCTTCACCAGTTTTTTCAACTAGATCAGCAACTCTAGGCGCTGAAACAGTAGCTACTGTCTTATTTGTTTCGACTTCCACTGTCTTTACAGAGGTTAGGTCGATTGATTCTACGACTTGTTCAGCCATTTGGTCGTTCTCCTTTGTTGAATCTTCGTGAAGCTCTTCATTTATACTTTTGTTTAAAACTTTGTCTTCACTAGGGTTAGTAGTAATTTTTGTTACATTTGATATCTCTTCTGTAACTACATTAATAGTATTATCACAGTCTTGACCGTCCGCGTCAATTTCTAAAAATTTAAAGATTGCGTTTTGGGCAGTTGGAACTTCAATGACCTTATACATTTTTTCTTGATAATTTACAAGGTCTCCCTGATGCAAATCATGGGTAGTAGTAGATAGTAAATTAATAAAAGGAATAGATTCGTTTGGATCTTTTACTTCAATCTCTTCTTCTGCTTCTTCAGTAGATTTAATATCTTCTACTGTATGTCCGCCTTCTAAAGTAGCATTAATTAATTTTTCTTTAGTACTTAACTCAGCTTCTTTACCCATAACAACTTCTTCTTCAGAAGGTGATAAAGGTCTTTCACTAACTATATTAGAATCATCTATATTTACTGAAGGTACACCTACCATAGTAATTGCATGTGAATGCCCTTCAGCTTCCATGATAACACCGTTTATAACTCTATGAGCATGAGAAGCCATATGCGATGCATAAGTAGTTACACCATTGCCTTCTTCATCAATCTCTATAGTATGGTAGTGTCCGTCGGATAAATCAGTTATACCTGCCTTAATTCCGCGCATCATCTTTTGTTCATCCTCGGTAGTTTCCTTAAAAGTTTCTACAAAAGATATATATTCATCGCTAGATTCAAAGCTCTTACGAACACTAAATAGTGATTCTTGGTTACAAGGTACACTTACAACAGAAATTTCAAGTAGTTCTACATCTGTAATCAACATAGAATCATCATTTCTATTATATTTACCGTCTTTTACACGAAACCCAACGCTAAAACTTTTTAAAGCTCCGTCGTTGATTAAGGTATGTATGCCAAAGTTTTTTTCAGCTGCTTCGCTTACTGTTCCTTCTACATAAATTCCTTTTTTATCAACAGTAATCTTGTCAAAGCGCCCAATCGGACAGTCATGCTTATGTTGATATAGCATAACTGGGTTTTTTCTAAAGTTTTCAACGCCTTTTGCCCAGGCTTCAGCAGTTACTACATCTCCAGAACGATCTTTTGTTGTAGTATTAGCATAGCCTGCGATTTTTAAAGACTTTGTGGCTTTAGAAATAGATTTAGCTTCGAAAGAACTATTTAAATAAAACATTTTATTGGTCATTAGTTATTTCCTCGCTTGTGGAGTCATCCACTACAGGTCTACCACCTTGAGTAGGGTCTGTTGCACTACCTGTAATATTTTGTGGTACTCTTATTGTATCAAGTCCTTCAAGTTTTGCAAATCTTAAACCTTCACGAGCTTCATTTGGGGTGATAATTCCGGTATTAACAAGAGTAGAGTAGTAGGATGCTTGTTTGCTGTTATCTGGTTGTAATGCAGGAACAGACAATTTATCTGGTCTGAGAAATACGTTATTATTAAAATAATGAGTAAAGGCACTACAAAATTGATTTAAAATTGGTAATACAGTGTGTAGATAGAATAATTTTTGATTTGCATCAATATTTGCGTTATTTCCAGATTTTAAGAGCACATAAGGTACTCCTAAAGCTTTTGCCATATCTTGTTGTATTCGTTCAATAGAGTCTTCAAAATCTAACTGTTCAAAACTTAGTGAAGAAAATTTATCAATCTTTAGTCCACCATCTAAAATAGTAGGATTGCGAGCACCGTCAAATAGCGTTGTGTAAGTAGCACGCCAAGATTCAAGTAATCTCTCTTTTACTCGTTTAGATAAAATATTTTCAGTAGTTAGAACAACACCGGGAACAGCATTATTTTTAAAGAATTGTCTTTGAAAATTTAACATGTAGTAATACAGTTCAATAAGTCGCATAATTGACTTTAACTTAGATACTCCACGAAATATTGACTGTTCATTTTCAGCCATGATGTGGATAATTTCATGCGGCTCAAAGCGTATTGCTTGAGATTTGCGAGTTTGCTTAGAATAACCGAAATAATCTGAAGAACGCTGATTAGAGACTAGATAGTTATAATGAGACACAAAGGTCTTTTCATCAGGAACTACTTCTACATCATTAGCAGGTAGTACGTAAAGACTTTCGCCATCATAGTAGAAAAAAGCATTACCATCTAAGTGAAAATCTAAAAACGCACGACGAAATAATCTAGTTCTATCTTCAAAGGGATTAGGCTTAATATTTATCAGTTTATTTAGCTTTTTAGCAGGCCCAGACCCCTCTACAATTAAAGGAATTTCTACGCAAGCATTAATAATCATTTCAACTGAACGATGAATTATTTCAATCTCACGATAGGCCTGTTCGTAGTCAACAATAGTCTCAGGAGACGCAAAAGGCTCAAGAGCAGCAATTGAAGGTTGCGCCGGATTTAATTTTTCACTTAACCACTGTCTCCACTGAGGAGTTTCTTTAGTTGACATGTTTTTCCTTTTGTAAATAAATCCAAGATCTTATCTTCGGAGCCAAGTGATTCCCATACGACTGACCGTAAATTGTATGTAATCTAACATGATGTTGTTTACACAAAGTGTATAAGTTATCATGAGATAGGTCGACTTCACAGTCTTTAGCAAACTGTACTCGTAATTCTTTAATGTGCTCGTCACTATTTATATGTAATATTTTGTTCTTGATGCACCACTGGTTAAATAACTCACTAACACTATATAAGTGGTGTAACTCTAACTCTTTAGTAGAACCGCATATAAAGCAACAATCTTTTATTTTATAATCTTTTTTTATGTAGTCACGAACAAATTTTACTGGAAGTCTCTTTAAACCTGATATTGAATTCATTTTACACTATTTCTCTAGTCTGTCCAATTCTTAATTTTTACACTAACCATAAATAGATATAGAACTCATCTTATGGTGTGTATAGATAGCATAACGTACGGCGTCACAAGGATGACTAGCCCAATCATGCTGCGGTTTAGGAATCTCAGTATTCACATTCCACTTATATGAGCTCATAGCATGAAAAGTATGCGCAGCACCCTCTACATCAAAAAACAAATTATCTTGTTCTATTAAAGTTTGTAAAAAGTTTATCCCATCGTTAACTGATTTTATTGCGTTAGTGGTAAAAATGTCATAGTCATAAGCAAAATCAGCTTTTACCTGTTGAGCCGCACTATCTATATATATATTATCTATACGCCATTGATCAATTTTTTCTTGAATTATACTTGCCAGTTCTGAGGTAGTAGATTCTTTAGATACATATTCATCTAGTATATAATAAGCAGAACCATCAAAACCTATAACAACAAAAACATTTTCATCTCTGTATCCAACGTCTAATCCAGCAATAACTTCAACATATTTCTGTTTATCACACTCTATAATATGTTTATTTTCATCTAAAAACTCATAAATTTGAGAGTCTGTAGTAGTCCACTCACATTCGTATTCTTGTAGAAACATTGCTCGTGTCATAGAGCGTTTTGCTTCTTCTACGTCTTTTTCAGATAGCATTGGGTTAGAACGCCAAGTATAGACTGCAGAACCCCACTCTTCAAATTCTACATCTTGCCCGCGCATATAGTAGTCATATAAGTAGTTACCTTTTCCACGTGGAGTAGAAATCCATAAACAACGAGAGTCTTTAAATGTAGAAAGCGCAGGTCGTAAATCTCGGATATAGTACTCATCATTAGGAATAATCGCAGCTTCGTCAATTATTAGTAAGTTAGCAGCACGTCCGACTAGAGAATCTCTATTATTAGCAGATAGCAGTCTAAAAATAGAACCATTAATTAGCTTAACTACTTTATCTTTTTGGTTAAACTTATCAACCTCAATCCCCATTAACTTTATTAAGTCTGTTACATAGTCCCAAATAATAGAAGATAAAGAAAAATTAGGAGCTACAACCATTACCTGTTGATTTGGTTCTAATAACTTAGCAAAGGCAAGAATTGCTGCGCCGTAAGATTTACCAGTACGTCTACCAGCAACGTGAACCCAAAATCTTTTTTGCTCTAAACCATCGAGCATGGCCTGTTGACCCTCATTAAATACAACAGGAGTAGGTAGACGTTGTAGTAATTTAGGGATTGATATTTTAAAAAAAGACATTATCTAAAGTAATCATAAATCATTAAAAAGAAAGCAATAATAGCTGCACTAGCTCCACCAAACCATAATAAAGTTTTAAGGGAAGTCTCTCCTTGTATAGCTAGTTCTCTTAGTTCTGTTATAGTTTGAGACATAGTATCCATATCTTGTTTCATTTGTTTAAGAGCTAACACAATTTGCTGATATCGCTCTTCACATACAGCCTCATGAGACGCAATCTCTAGTTTATTAGAGTTAGTTTTGTCTTGTAAGCTATCTAGCTCTGCTCTAATTTGATCTAATTCTCTAGTAGACTCCATGCAAGTCTCCTTTAATAAGTAATTTCTAACTTAGAATATACTGATATCTGCCCTATAGCCCAATTATTAAGTATCAAAAAAGAACATATGCCATAAGCGACAGTCGTTAATATCACTTCCAAAATATTCATTAGCTGCATGAATACACCCGCCATCAAAAATTACAAGACGATTAAAAATATTTCCAAAAGTATCTACTGTATCATATGGAGTACGATCTAAAAATGTTTTTTGATTAAATGCTCTCATTATATCTGGATTTGAATTATGATGTATACGTGTAGCACGATGCATATAAGTAGAAGTACCACATTGTGGTGGCGCATCTGGAGTAAGATATATCATAGCAGCCCATTTTTGTGCATCGCAATGATATACTAACCTATCTCCAGCAACATTATGCTGAAATCTGCCGTTCATACCATACTCTTCCCATTTAGTAATTGGTTTTCCTATTAGCTCTTCAAAAGCTGTTTTAATACCTGGAAATAAAAACTGTTTATAAGTACGTCTTCCAACATAAGGATTTTCTGGTTTATTAGGCTCATACTCTTGCTGTATAGCAAAATTACGAACTGCATAGGGATCATGATAAAAATTATCAACAATAATTGCTCTCTTTGAGCTTTGAAAATCATCATTTACTCTTAAATTAATACTATACATTATACATCTTTCTTTCTTCTTTAATAAATACAGAATTTACGTCTATAGCATTTTCACATAAGTTACACAGTTTAAATACTTCGTAAGGTTCAGGTATAACATCATTATACTCTTGCTCAAAGATATTACCTATAATTTGGTCTAATCCATAGTCCATACAGCATAAAGATATATCACCATTTGGTAACATTACATTATGGTATAGCCGTTCATCACAACCACATGTCATAGCTTTGTCTCCATGATCTCTAATCTTAAATGGGTGGGCTAATAACTCAGGCTTAAGTATCTTCTCACCTATTAAGTTACCTGCTCTACTCCACATCTCATAAGTTGGAGCCCAGTCATAAATATGCTTAATATCATTATGTACAGTACCCATAGACATAACTGTAAAGTTCTTAATTTCGTGTTGTACAGATTTGATGTACTCTAGAGTTTCAATATACCGCTTAGTAATAGGATGTTTAGCACGTCGTTCTTGATCTGGTAGATGAACTACAAATCCGCCATTAGGATTACCAGCAAATGGAATATGCTTAATACGTTCAATATCACTAGGCTTCATTCCCACTACTGTAGTAAATACTGATATTGGATGACCTTTATCATGGGCATATAGCAGCATATCTGTACAGTTTGAGTTTAGCCAAGGTTCAGTAAAACCAGCAAAAGTAATTCTTACTTGTGTAGGAATTTTATCAATAGCTAGCTTAAAGTTATCTAAGGATAGCCTACGCTCACCCTCATACACATTTACTAAAGTTCTTTGGGGGCAAAATACGCAGTCTACCACACAACCTTTTTCAGGTATTATAGTGGTAATCTCCATTGTAGGAGATATAGAGTATTTCCATTTATCAGGAATAAGAGCTTTTCGCTTTAAAACAGAGCGTTGTTTAGGCGATTTTCCAAAATGAGAGGTGTTATCTATGTAAATAGTAATTGTTTTATAATAATCAATAAACCAGTCAGTCCACAGATCATGTTTAATATTTACCCCATCAAACGAGTATATCTCGTGATTTTTAAATATACTGAGATATGTATCTCTAAATGTTCTAAACTGCTGTCTTAATTCATCGTTTGATAGATGCCACTCACCTACAATATATTTAACATTTTGTCTAACCCACGAAATACGCTCAGGAGTAAAAATACTATATTCACCACCTTCACAGTCAATCTTTAAAAAATCAATATGCTTTGTATCTGTTTCTGATAATAAAGATTCAAAAGTAATAGTAGGAACTAGTTGGGAGTTATCTTTTTCCTGAGTTTCAATAAAGTTTTCATTGAATAACCCAGCCTGATGCTCAAAACCATCTACGTTACCAATTGCTTTGTTAATACAAATAGCTGTTGTATTACGTTGTAGTGTTTTAAATAACTCTACATGAGGCTCTATACATACAATCTTAGAAGCTTTAGCATCACGTATTTTATAAGCAAAAGGACCTACAGAGGCGCCAATATCAAAAACAACATCGCCTGGATGAACTTTACGAAACTTTTGATAAACATCTTGTTCAAATATTTCTTGTTCTACAATACGTTTAAACCAGGCGTTATTAGCAGCTGCACCCCAATCAAAAGAATGTTCTTTCAAAAACTGTTGTAACACATCAGTATAATACACTGAATGAAGACCGCCTGCTTTTTCTGCAATAACAGATATGTTATCATATACTAATTTGTGCAAATGTGTTGGAAGAGTAAGATCATTAACAAGCTGCATTAATATATCACGAGCTTCGTCACACAAACCGCTCCACCAAGCACAATGAGCCTTTTGAATTAGCATAGCATGTTTTCCTGGATAACCATATAAAGGCAACTGCGGTTCAGGTTTATCTACGCCTAAACTAATAGATAGGTAAGCATTCATCCATCTACCGGCATCTACATGTTCGCTTTCATACTGTTTAGATAGAAAAAAATATGCTTCTGGTCTGTTAGGTAACAGTGCTATAGCATGTTGTAATAGTCCTTTAACGCTTAGTTTACGAGTTCCTTGACTAACAAAACAGTTAGAAGCGTATACCATGCACGCATACTGTAAATTTTTATCTTTAGTACGCTCAGCACAACGTAAATAATAAGACACTGCACTAGCGGTTTGTTCTAGGTCATGATAGTATCTAGCTAGGGCATAATTATGCTCAGCATTTTCAGAATCTAATATAAAATTATTTAATAAGTCAGTTATCATCAATAAAACTCAATATGTCTGATAGAGTGCTGCGAAGTATGTATGCTGCATTATCCTGAAATCCATAAGTTAACAATAGTTGATCTTTGTAAAGGCACATACCTACAGCAAACTCTACGTGACCTCCCATAATAGAAAAACAACGAGATACTTTTTTAATATTCCAGTTATCGTCCCAGAGGACAAATCTATGACGATATATTGCATCTTTTCTACCTGTTTCACTATTAAACAGCTGTACTTCGTGAGTAATACACATACGACCTCCAGGAATTGGAATTACTTGCGATCCGCCTCGTTGGTTAGTAGCATTGCCAAAAGATTTTCCACTAAATACTGGGATGGTGGTCTTAGATTGCGTATCAGCTAATACAAGTTCAGTAGGGTTAGTCCACTTAATGTAGTGATAAGGCATGTCTAAAACTGGCATCCAGTTCTTTTCACAATAAGAATTAACATTGTGCGGTGTAGGAATACGCCACCGACTAACCTCACGAACACCGCTATCCTCGACTATAATTTCTGACAACTCCATGCGACCTTCACCATTTGTAGTAGTATCACGTCGCACACCTGTTATATATAGTTTATCGTTCCAATTAACTAGTCGAGCGTCTTCAAGACCGACAAAGTCCCAAAGTGGTTTATAAGTATCAAATGTGCTAGTATCTATTTTATTATACTTACTTATATTAAGATTGTCATCTAAATGAAGTAACCAGTTCCAGGTACGAAGATGCATATCATTTTCAGGATGTAGATAGGTTAAAGGACCGTACGGATGCTGAAATAGCTTGGCCTCAGAATGATAAAAGGTGTAATTAACCTGGCGAAGGTTAACTAACACCTTGTTATCGTATACTAGAATAGATGGATTCATTATACCTAAGCCGTGAGTTTCTTGAGCTGGTATAATAATAGGAACGATAGTTCCTCCGCGTGATACTACGTATTTTGCTAAAGTATTCATTATTTACCTATATTTTTTATAGTATAACTGCAAAAAGTTAATTTAGCAAGAAAATAGTTACTGCAATCTATCTCGTAATTCTTTTACTGCATTAATTAAAATAGCAATTAAAGGAGTATAAGCAACAGTTTTAAATCCATCAGCATTAGTTTTTACAAGTTCTGGCATAATTTCTTCAAGTTCTTGAGCAATCACACCATAGCTCTTTGTCTTGTTACTCTTCCAATCAAAACTATAAGTATTGATTTTGTCTAGTATGTCAAAACTATTTTCTATTGATTGAAAGTTTTCTTTAAACGTAACATCTGATAAAGAGTTGAAGTTTGTTGCAGATAAGTCACCGGTTGAAGGATTAAAATAAAGTTTGCTAGAAGAAACATTAACATTGCCAAGCAAACCAGAAGTGTTAGTTACAAAAGTTAGATAACTAGTAACATTTGTTGTAGTATCGTCTACAATATAGCTACTAGAGCTAATAGGTTCACCAACCCACTCTCCTGAAGAGTTTATAACTAATCCATAGTTAAACACTGCATAAGAGTTAGAGCTGATAAGGTTTGCTCCACTGATATTACCAAAACTACCTCCAGTAACAATAGAATTGGCTTGCAACTCACCATTAGATGCATTAAATATTAGTTTAGCAGTAGTAACTTTAGCAGTTTGATCAGATCCCGCAGCTCCTACCATTACTGGAAACAATGAAGTCGTTGAGGTGTCGTTAGCAGCATTAATAGTAGTAGAAGGACCTGTTGCTCCCTGTACCCCTTGCGTGCCTTGAGTACCTGTAACTCCTTGTGCTCCTGTAACTCCTTGTGCTCCTGTAACTCCTTGTGCTCCTGTAACTCCTTGTACACCTTGACGACCTTGTATACCTTGAGCTCCTGTTATACCTTGAGCACCCGTAACTCCTTGTATTCCTTGAGTTCCTTGAACGCCTGTACCACCTGTAGCACCTGTAGTTCCTTGTGCGCCTGTAACTCCTTGTATTCCTTGAGTTCCTTGAACGCCTGTACC